AAAAAGCCTCGGCACTCTTTAACTACAGCTATCGGATGTTGGTCGATATATTTGCTTGGCAGCAGCCAAACCTCACCGACACCTTGCCAGTATGGACGCAGCCCGAAAATACATATCGGCTTGCCTCTGGCCATGAGTGTATATGTAAATTCCTCAAACAGCGAATTATCCACATAGCTAATATAATCATCAAAATTACGCATGTAGTGCTGTTCTTCGTATGGACCCAGCTCCATGGCAATTAAATGCGATTTACGATACGGCAACAGCTGGTGCAGCAGTCTGCCGCTTGGGTGTGAAATAAAAGTCATAGTATATCAAAGTCCATGTTTGCCTGGTAAACGCCGGCGCCAGGTGGTGAATAGTGTCCCCGACGCAGCCGGCGCTGCTCGCCGCCGCCTAGCATTAGATAGCCAAACGCATCCCCGCAATGCGAGTGTTCGTTCTTTACTGGCGTATCTCGAAACCGTTCCTGGCCGGCGCCCAGGCTTTGCCGCTTAAAAAAGTATCCGCCGGACAGAGCCTTGCGCAATCGCAAACACTTTTTATCCACAATCAACCCAGGTTTTCCGCTGATGAGCCTGGACATAGGCGCTGCCCCAGCTTCTCGGCGCACCTGGAAAGCATTGCTATCAGTTGGCTGCGCCTTGAAACCCAGGCTGCGTAAATGGTCAAACGCTGTAACCTCATAGATCTCGTCGCGCTTGTTACCGGCGGGGTCGCCCCATATCAGTATATCCTGTTTACTGTAACGCTCTGCAATCCTGGCCAGCAGCTCCTGGCCGAAACGCTCGAGGCCCATGTCAAACGTAACCAGCTCGTCGAGGACTCGCCAGCCACCGGCCTGGGTACGCTGCCCGAATATCGCTGCCGGCGTCAAACCAAAGTCAACGCCAATCTGCACGGGGTAATACGGGTCAAGCTCGACATCGCCGCTCATCATCTCATCATCATACTCTGGCCAGACGGGCCGGCCTTCCTGGACAAATGTAAACTTGCCCTCTGCATAACATCTGATCCAATCCAGGTTTTTACCCCCAATCAGCTGGGGATAATATCCTGGCGGCAGATTGCTGCGGTTTTCTGCCTGGGGATTTATTCGCCACCACCGGCCAGCGCCATGCACAAAGTCATTTGCCTCGGGGTTTTCCGGCACATCTTCCGGCAATGCCTGGATAACGCCACCAGGTTGCCGGTGAAACGACCAGCCCCATTTGCCCTTAATCGGGTTTTTCTCAGATACATCATGCCACCAATGGTCAGAGTCCGGCGGGTTGGTGTCCATCCAAATCCCGTACCAGGTAGGCCCGCCATCAGCTTTAGTCGGATATCGACCCACGCGGTGCGTCAAACCATCAATCACAGCTTTCGGCAGCTCTCTGGCTTCATTGCACCAGGCGCCCGTTATCTCGAGCGACAACAGCTTCCGCACCGATTGCGGTGTATCCAGGGCCAAGAATATAACCTCGCAATCAATTCCAGCTGCATCGCCACGGCTGGGCAGCTTCAAATGGTGCGCAATCGGCGGTTGCCATCTCATGCCTCCCCAGGTGGACTCAGGAAATAATTCCTGCCAAGTCTTAATAGTGGTGGTTCGCAGCTCGGGGTATGTATTTCTAACGACCACAAAACGACTATATCGGATACCATCTCGGGGGGATGGCCGCTGTCTAACAGCTCGCAGCATAATTTCTGCAGCACATCCATAGCTCTTTCCACTTCCAACGGGTCCCATGAGGCCTCTGACAAAGCTGTCATCATTTACAAACTTCCATACTGTCGGACTCTGCGAAAAATCTAAATCAAGACTAGGTACATCAGTCACGGCCAAGTTCCTCTAATTTTTGCACCAGGTATTCATCTGGCCGGCGTTTGCCCTGGACCATCTCACGGACGCGATCCCTCGAGCGGCCAAACCGGTGAGCAATCTCTCGCTCATTCATCCTGGCCTTTAGCATCGCTTGGGCCATCCGTATGCCCTCGTTCTTGAACGGTACTTTCATTAACTTCCTCCATGTTAATTGTGGGGCCTTTCATGTTGATGCCAACAATACTCGGCTTATCCTCGTTCTGTTCAGCATCCAACATGCCCGACGCTTTGGCCAGGACACGCAACACACTCACCTTATCGTGCATCTCAATCATCACATCATCGCCGCGAACACTGATCTTTTTAATCGCCCGCAACGCATGCTCCGGTATCTGATCGTATTCTTTGACCGTCCCATCCAGATTCATAATGTCAGTTATATTAGCTGTCCCAAGAGCAATCAGCTCCTGGGCAACAGCCTCTTTGTTTTGATGCAGCGTCTCGCTGCGACCAATCCGACGCTGGACCATACGCACACCGCCGAACCGGCCCAATGGTGGCCGCTTGTCACTCATCGTCATAGCTCTCCTGGCGTTTAGACACACTGGTCCAGTTCTTACGCTTGGCACGGCCAAGCCGGTCTAATTCCGGCTCGACCTCCAATATGCGCAAATTATCCAGTATCTCTTCCCTGGTAGGAACCCTAGAATCCGATGTCATCGTCAAACCCCGTCAAAGCATCACTCGGCGGTGGTGTAACATCGCCAGGCTTCTTGCCATCATCCTCAAACAAGCTCAACCATATCTCACCATCAGCGTTTGGTATAGGCAAACTCTCCAGCTTAATACGCATCTTGCCATCATCGTTCTGAAACGCCGTGCCGTGCCGGAGCCATATAGGCTTGTCACGACCAGGGATGTCTTTGGCTTGAACCAGGTTAAATCGTTTTTTCATAGCTTTCTCCTTTTCATGAAAAACTGGAAAATATTGTTGTGGTACCCCCATATGTACAGCCGTGGGGGTGGGGGCCAAGGGGTGCCATGCGCGATGTTTCACGTTTTGTCGCATAACGTTGATTATGGAATTGTGATGTCGTGCAAAAACAATGCCTTAGCCGTGAAACATTTAGGGGCTGCCATTTCTGTCGTGTATTGAACAGGATCATCGTCATATCAAATCGCTCTACATTCGCCGGAGACTGGCGCTGGTGCGCTTCAGCACCTGATTGACCTGGACATCGCTTGACCGGCCCAGGGCGCGACTGACGGGCTGCTGAAAGTATCCCAGGCCGCGAGCTAGGTCCCTGGCTTGCTTGGCACAGTAGTCTGCATGCTGCTTCAATACCTCGCCCCATTGCTCCAGGGACAATCCCTGCCTGGCCCATGACTCTGCCAGCTGCTCGTCACGTTCTGACCACACCCGTGGTGTGCCGAAAGCATCAGCAACTTGCAGAAACATCCTTACCATTCTTTTTGCTTCTCCCTTTATATCGTTAATATTACTCGTTAGTGTCTCGTTTAGTGCAACCTCTGGTGTTGCATGTGTGTCAACCTCAGATGTTGCACCTGCATGCAACCTCTGGTGTTGCACCTGCCCCTTTGCACCTGCAACATCTGGTGTTGCACCTGGTAAGCCGGCTTCACGCTCTGCCAGTTCCATTTGTTCCCTGGCTGACAGGTTGCTGCGTCCTGTTTTGTCGCTGGTGATGTCTGCCTCATACTTTACTTTGACGGTGTTGGTCTTTTGGTCTTTATATTGTTTCCTGGCATACACCAGGTATCCGGTATCGAACAGCTTCTTTATCTGGCGCTGCACGGCTTGCCTGGTGATGCCCAGGTCGGATGCGAGTCTGGCCTGGCTCACGAATGTCCGGCCCAGCTCGTCGGTGTATCCGCAGATCGCCGCCAGGACTGTGAGTGCTGCTGTTCTGTTTATGCGTTGGTCTGTTACTGCCCTGATGGGCAAGATCGAGTATTTGCGCAGATCCTTGCTGCGTATTGTGTCCGGCTTCATGGCGCAGCTGCCTGGCCATGGCCGATATCAATTCTGGTTCTGTCCATTGTTGTCTTTCCTCATTTGGCGCCAGCAGCTCGGCTATTGCGAACATGCCCATGCCATCCTTTATACAATCCAGGTAAACCATCCTGGCATGATCGAGCCACTTATCAGTCATCGGCCCAGCTCACCGTTGCCACCATCAACGGCTGCCCGTACATCTTCTTGACTGTCAGCTCATAAACCTGGGCATCATCTTTGTAGACGATGCCATTAAACGCATCTAAAACGGCCTTGGCCACGTTGTCAATGTCGGGCCGGCCTGGCGTGTATATCCCCAGCAATGCGGCCTGGCGTTTCCATTTGGGCCAGGACTTGGGTATTTCAAACTGCGCCAGGATGTGTAGCTTTACCGGCTGCTCGGTCAAATCCATGCCCTGGAACTGCATCTCGAGCCTGGCTGCCTCGCCGACTCGGTGTTCATAATTCTTTGTTTTCATCGGCGTATATGCTCGATTGTTGGCGAACCTGGGCCGGCCTTTACCGACCGGCTGCCCGTCAACGACAACATGCAACGCCTGGGCGAGTGGCCGGCTGGTGTATCTGTCCGAGTCTAATTTCTTTTGAGCCATTTGCTGATATGCTCCCTGCCATGTTCTGCCAGGTCCGACTCTGCCTGGATCTCATCCGATGTGATGTCGTCAATGGTCCGCTCGACTGACAGCCCGACCTCGAGCAGCTCGGTCGCGACACGAGCCGAGCTGGTGTTATTTTTTTCGGCCAGGTCGTCGATTTGTTCTCGAATATCTGCCGGCAGCCTAAAATAAAAGCTCACCAGGCGTTCTGATTTCTGCCGTGTCTTTGCCATCATT